TAGCATACGCTTCGAATTTATCAATGCCTAATATTTTAAGCGTTATAGAATCCAACTGCAAAACTGATGATTTGATTGTCTGCGATAGTTCAGAACCCTTAAACATTGACCAGTTAAGACAGGCAAATTATAACGCAGTAAAAGCATATAAAAGGGCTGGAATTGTAGCGGAGCGTTTGAGGTGGCTGCAAGAATATCTTATCATTGTTGATGATTCGCCTGACATTGAAAAGGAGTTAAATAGCTATGTTTGGAGCAATAAGAGAGCAGAACTACCAGTAGACAGGGACAATCATTCTATTGATGGGATTGGATATGCATACACGCAGCTACATCTTTGGGGTATATAAGATAAATTTTGGTTAATTTTGCATCTAAAGGTAGAAATATGTCATACAATGATTTTGGGAGACGTTTAAGGGATAATTTACAAGCATTTCCAAACAATTTTTTTAAGATTGGCGAAGGATTAAACGGCTCGACTATATCAGACCAAGAGGCAATTCAAAGGGGCTATTTAGGAAGCGCGGTTGTTTATACGATTGTTAAACGAATATCTGTAGCCATCGCAAATCTACCAATTTACATCTACGACAAGAACACAGGCGAAGAAATAACAAGCGGAGACGTTCACGATTTTGTTTACAAGCCTAATGACTTTCAAAGTTTTAATGAGTTTTGGGAGCAATTGGTAACATTTTACGAATTAACTGGTGAAGGCTATATTTACAATGATGTTGATTCTGTTGGCTTTATGGGTGGCAGACAAGTAATTTTGCCGCCTCAAAATGTCGAGATTAATAATTACGATAGTAGTATTTTAAGCAATGTCCAGAGTTATGATTTCAATAATGCTTTATTTGTTAAAAAAATAGACCCTGAATTTGTAATGCACGTTGCAATGAATAACCCAACTATCACAGGACTGCAAGACAAAAACGGATTAAGCCCACTACAAGCTGCTCAGAATATTCTAAACGCCTCAAATAATATTGAGATTGCTTTAAGCGAATACTTTCAAAACAGAGGTGTTTCTGCTTTGGTTAGCGCAGCAGGTGATGCAGGTCAATCAATGCAACCAAAAGACCAAACATTCTTGCAAAAGGCTTTGAACAGGGTAATAGGCGGAGCGGATAAAATGAATAGCGTTCACGTTATTAAAACACCTGTAACCGTTCAACAGCTTAATGCATCGTCAACCGATATGCAAACAATTGAAAATAAAACTCAATTAATTCGTGAACTTTCTGCTGTTTGGGGCTTGCCTTCCGTTCTAGTAAACGATAATGCAACAGCTACCTACAACAACGTAAAAGAAGCGAAGAAAGAAGCGTATTCAGAACTTTACATTCCTACTTTTTACAAGATTGCCGCAGCATATGAGCGTAAATTCTTGAGTCAATTTGGTGATTATTGTTTAAAAGTTAAGACTTCCGAAATTGATGCTTTAAATCCAACACCAACAGAGCGAAGAAAAGAAGCCAGAGAAGATGTAAAAGCTGGAATTATAACACCAAATGAGGCGCGTGCTGAAATAGGACTTGAGGAAATTAACGAACCAGCAATGAATGTAGCAAGCGCACCTGCTAAACAAACTACACAAAATGAGCGATAAGATAAAGGTTATTAAAGTTGATAAGGAAAAGCTAAGTAAGTCATTAAAGGCTAAAAAGAAGGCGATTGAAAATAAGAAAATCATACGAAAATGAATATCAAAGAACTCATAAAAAACAAAGCTGAAATTATTAAGCTGAAAAAAGCCCAATTAAAAAAAGGTGACATTATTAGCTTTGATACAAAAGCCCAAATAACAACGAAAGCCGATGTTAATACTGCAGATTCAGACACCGAAATACATAGAACAATTGTCGGGAATACCTATGGATTTATGGATAGTCACGATGACGTACACTTTAAAGGAATTTTCTCTAAATCAATCAAAGAAAACGGAACAAAAGTCTTACACCTGCACGACCACGTACACGAATTAGCAGCGAAAGTTGGTACACCTTTAGAGGTTTATGAAAAAGAAGTTTCTTGGGCTGATGTGGGCTTGAAAACAAAAGGAACGACAACCGCTTTATTAATGGATACACGAATAGAAAAGGAAAGAAATCCTAATATATTCAAGGATTATTTGAACGGCTCAATTAACCAGCATTCTGTAGGTATGCAATACGTTAAAATTGACTTGGCTGTAAACGACCCAGAGGAAGAAGAAGAGTATGCTACTTGGAATAAATATAAGGACGAAGTAATCAACATCGAAAAGGCTGAAGAGCAAGGTTTCTTTTGGGCAGTAACTGAGGCAAAGTTGATTGAAATTAGCTGCGTAATTGCTGGCTCAAATGAACTTACTCCAACACTAGAACCTAAAACTTATGACTTTGAGGCTTTGAATGAACTAAGCGAACAAGTCAAAACCAATCCAACTAAAGAGAATTTTTTGCATTTTTGCAATCAATTCAAAGCACTTCAAGAAGGTGAAGCCGTTGTTAAGACACTTCCAGAGGTCGAGAAGCCGCAGAAATTATCAAATTTTTATTTATCACAATTTTAAAATTCATTAATATGAAAACTTTAAATTTTGCGGCATTCCTAGAAACTAAAAGTATTTCTAAGGAAAATTTCGCAACAAAAACAGCAGAAGAAAGTGCGGAACTTTATTCTGATTATTTAACTGCAATTGCCAAAACTATGGAAACTGCAATTGAAAACGGAGCAACAAAAGAAGAACTTAAATCATTAGCTGCTTCACAAACAAAAGCAATGCTTGAGCGTTCTGAATCAGTTGACAAAATTGTTAAGGAACAAGGAAAAGCTATCAAGTCTTTATTGGATGCAAAAGTAGGTGCAAGCAATTCAGAAACAGTATTATCTCAGGTTTCAAAAGAATCTAAGAATATTGAAACAGCTATAAAAGGAAACAAATCTCACGATTTTGTTGTAAAGGCTAACTTTACTTCTGCTAGTGTTGCAAACAGCACACAAGCAATGAGACTTGATACTATTGGTCAATTAGCTACAAGACAATTAACTGCTTATGATTTGTTTGAAAAAGTGCCTGTTGGCGAAGGTTCAAATGGAGTAATTCGTTATGCGGATTGGGATGAGGCTACATCAGTAAGAGCGGCTGCAATGGTTGCTGAAGGTTTGCAATTCCCAGAATCAACAGCAACATTTGCTGAGTATAGCTTAAGTCTACAAAAGATTGGAGATACTATTCCAATGAGCGAAGAAGCTATATATGACATTCCAAGATTCACAAGAGAACTTGAGAATTTCCTTAGAGTAAACGTTTCTATTATTGAAGATACACAGCTAGTTAATGGCGATGGTACTGGAACTAATATGAAAGGTGTATTTACATCTGCAGGTACATACCTTGCGGCAAGTTCTGGAATTGTTGATGCTAATATCTATGACTTAATAGTTAAGATGCACGAAGATATTGTTGTGACTGGTGGCTCTAAATATATGCCAAATTTCGCATTAATGAATATCGTTGATGTTAACAAAATGAAGTTGAAGAAAGATATAAATAACAACTATCTTGTTCCTCCATTTGTTTCTGCTGATGGTTCAGTTGTTGCAGGAATGACTATTGTAGTAAACAACGGAGTACCTGCTAACACTATGGTTGTAGGAGATAGTGATTACGGTAAAATCTATGAAGTTGAAGGTTATTCTGTTTCTACTGGTTATATCGGAACCCAATTTACTTCTGATTTGATTAGCTTGAAAGCTAGAAAAAGAGAAAATCTTTTAATTAGAACAGCAGACGAAACAGGATTCAAGAAAGTTCTTGATATTACTGCTGCCTTAACTGCTCTAGCTTAATAATTTAGATTTTTCTAATTTATAAAATTAAAAGCCTCAGCATTTTGTTGAGGCTTTTTTTTTACCTTTGATAAAAATTAAACAGATGATTGTAATTGGAAAAAAAGTAGAAGAAGGCGATATTCAATATTTAGTTATAGGTAAGGAGTACAATGTATCTAATCACGATGCTAAACACTTAATATCAACAGGTCAAGCGGAGGAAAAAGGCGCAGCAAAACCAGCGCAGAAAACCACAAGAAAGAAATCTAAATAATGCAAGACAAACTAATGATTAAGTTTTTAAAGCCTTTTCCGTATATGGGTAAGACGTTTAAAAAGGGTAAAATATTAGACCTTTGCACTATTGCAGAGTCTTTTAAAACTGCCCAGCTTGCAGCCAACAATTTAAAGCGTAAAGGCTTAATTGAAATAGTATAAAATGGCTTATTCAATAGAAATAATTTCACATTCAACTCACAGTGTGACCAAAGAATCTAATGCAGGTGGAGGCTTTCAATATTACTTTTCAAAAGCCAGCGTAATTGCAACAAATGGAGCATCTGCAATAGGTGGATTTATGCAAGTAATACCTAAAGATAACAACCTAAACGCTCAAACGGTAAACTTCACAGACCTAGCAGATAATCTAGGAACAGCCAACATTGTTGATTATGTGGACACATTAGCAACTGAGGGATATTTCATTTAGATAGTATTAGTATTTTTTTAAAATGGCAACGATAATTCAAAGGCAAGATTTCCACAGCGGAATCACAGCAATAACAGAAAACCAGTTTAGTGTTGATGAACTAGACTTTTACATTACTGAAAAGCTAGAAAATAACAATATTAGGTTGATACTAGGCAAGACTTTAGGCGATGCGTTTATAGCTGACCTAACAGGAACGCCTAGAATACCACAGACAGCAAAATATGTGACTATTTTCAATGAATTGGACTTTACTATCTCAAATGAACCGTATCACACAACAGGATTAAAGGACATTCTGAAAACAATGGTCTTTATTTCTTTTACTAGTGACCAGACTGCATTTAATAGCGGTTCTGGAAATATGAGAATAACCCAAGAAGCGGCTCAGTCGAATAGTTTAATAACCAAAAACGGACTTTTAACCAATAGAAACTTTGAAAACATAACTAGTTTGCAAGGTTATGTTAGGGAAAACCCAACGGATTACCCAGATTTTAACGGATTTGTACCTGATTTATACAGCCCTTTATGATATTAGTAGAAAACCTTTTAAGTGGAATAATTGCAAATCTAAATTTAAAGGTTGACATTTATTTCGTTGAAGTGCTATCTGATAGCAGATATAAATGTTATACGCTAAATACACACTGGTTAAATACGAAAGCTAGGCTAACAATTGACGGAAACGATTATAAGGTAACCGATTTTACTATAAACAAATTCTTTATAGTTCAAGAAGAAAACAAGCAAGCACTTGCACCAAGCACAGGTGAAAAACCTTTGCAAAATCCTTACTTTGTAGCTGGTTCATTAACCCAAACAAACTTTGAACTGCTATTAAAAGCAAGGTCAAACGGAAACACTTCTACTTGGTTTCCAATTGTATGGTGTTTCAACCGACAAACTAGAAGCAGGAGCGCAGATGTTGACAGCGTTATAGATTCGGAAGGTTCGGTAAGGTTGTTCTTTCTTAACTCAGATAAATACAATGACTATTTAAGCGAAAAAAGAAGGACTGAAATAATTGAGCCGATGATGTCATTGGCGCAATCGACTTATTCAGCTATTAAAAAAAGTACTCAAACTGGTTTAATCGGTTCGACTGATTTTATAAGCCACGAAAAGTTTATTGTCGGAGGTGATTCTGTAAGCCAATCGGAGGACACAAATATATTAACCGTTTCAATGCTTTCGGGCGTAGAGGCATCGATAGACATACCAATTAAAAGGAGTATGGTTTGCCCAACACGACAAAGTATTACCGCTAACGGTTTTGCTTTTGGGCCAGGATTTAATATTGGTTTTGACATTGAATAAAATTACTTATTTTTGTATTAAATTAAAAACTTAACATTATGGCGGCATCTTGTGATTGCAACGTAACTTTATCAAATACTGGCACACCTGGTTGTATGCCAATTCAAGACGTTGCAAAACGTCTAATTCTAGTACCTCTAGTAGATGCTAGTAATGTAAAAAACAGAATAGAAATAGCTTCAATTCCTACGAATGCTGAAATTATTGCTTTGCTAAATGAGGCAGACGATAAAAAAAGATTCTATCCGCTTCCAGAAATGGAAAACGTAACGAACGAAAGAGGAGACCCAGTTACGGAAGATTTTCCAAGTGGAAAAAACGTGAAGATTCGTAACGGCGTTAAAACTTTTAGCGGTCAAATGCTTTCTTTGTCTGGAGATTATGCAAAGCAAATTGAAGCGTTTGGTTGTTCAAATATGGGCGCATACATAGTAGATGCTCAAGGCAATCTTATCGGTGACGGTTCAGACCCTCTTTACCTTGCTCCACTTTCATTAGACCAAGAGACTTGGGATGTTCGAACAATGGACACAACAGATACAACAATTGCTAAAATTCAATTAGGCTTTCAATGGAGTATTTCTGTAAAGGATTCAGATGTTAGAATGCTTTTGTCGACTGACTTTGCAAATGATGTTGATTGGTTGTCTTATAACGGCTTGATTGATTTAACTGGAACATTATTAACGTCTCCTGCACAAACTCCTACAACTTTTTCAATGAAAATTACCAATGGTTTCGGTTCTTTAAAAAATCCAGGAACAGCAAGTGGTTTAATTTATCAAAATTTTATAGCTACTAATTTAACGACAGTAGGAAATACCGTTACTATTTCAGGAGCAGCAGAAAGTTCAACAAGTCCAGGTACTTATGCATTTACTTATGCAATGGCTACTCCAACAGTTGGTGAGAAATTTGTAATTTCATTAGATGCTTCAGCTACAACTCCAGTATTTGGATTTGATGATTCGAAAATTAAATCAGTAGAAATTGTACAAGTTTAATGCTAAGTTACTACCCAAACATTACCATTGCAAACAATGCGTTTGAACCTACAATTGAAGGTAAAGAAGCATTTATGAAGCTACTTGTTAGCGGAGGCGTTAGAAGTGATTTGAACAAACTTTGGAAGGAATACAAAGAACAGTATCCTAAAAAGGTGACAAAGCGAAAGCGCATCAAGTAACAATAATTCTAAAAAAAATGAAGCCCTGAGAAATTAGGGCTTTTTTTTTGCTTTACTTTGAAGAATGTATGCACTTAAAAAATTAGCTGAGAATATAAATAACACCGACATTGGTAAGGTGTTTGTCTTGACGTTTAAAAAAAAGCCAATAAAAGATTTAGTCATTAGTCTAAACTTAGGGCAATTAAAAGAAGGTAAAGCAGCGAATAACAGAATAATGCCTCCATACTCGCAAGAGTCAATAATTAGATACGGAAAAAGACCAGGCCCTTGGACATTGTTCGAAACTGGAGCGTTGTACAAGTCTTTTAAAGTGGTCAGTGTCACAGATGATTATATTTTAGAGTTTGGCGATTTAGTAAAAGAACCAACAAAGGAAGGTGAAAGCGGAGCGGATTTCGAGAAACTTCTACCAACTTGGGAAGTTTTAGGATTAAACGAGGCTAGTTTTAACGAATTAATTGACAGTGCGATTCCTGTAATGATTGAAGTACTATTAAAAGAATGGAAAAAGTAAAATACTACACATCAATAGACGATTTACCTTGTTTGAAATATAACTATATTTTAGAAGACCATGATTTAAAACATTTAATTATTGAAGGAAAGCCATCGAATAAAAAACTTTCTGAGGCTTGGGATATAATTACAAACCAAATCATTGACCAACATTTAAAAAGTAGTGAGTATTTAGAAAGCCTAAAGAAGCAGCAAAGGGCGGCATTAAAACAGATGAACGCTCAATTGAGCAATTCTTTAGCGGATAAAATAATAGCAAAGCAAGAGGAAGAACTGCAAGAAAAGAAAGATGAGCAGCAATTTGATTTTTATGAAATCATCAGCGTAATGTCCAAACAATTATATCCAGTCAACCCTTCTGAACTATCTACTAGGATGTATATTGTGAACTTAAACATACTTTCAAAGCAATCAAAGCAACTGAGCAAAGAAAATGAAGGATAACACCAAGCTAAGAAACGTAAAGCGAAGCGTATGCATTTTGCACGTTGTTATCCTTCGTTTTTTAAGCGAGTGCAAAAAAAATACATTGAAAAGTAAGAAATATCTTATTTTATTAGTTGTTATTATAAGAAATGTCTTATATTTGACTTATGAATTTGAAACAAGATAGAAAACGAGATTTAGCCACAATGCTTTTAGGCACAAAGACAAATGTTTTAGAGGCTGAATTAGGCGAGCTAACGCATAGCGAAACATTAAAAGAGGGTCGATTAAAATTCACTTTTGAATGTATCTTTTGCAATGACAAGAACGAGCAAACGAAAAAAATTATCACAGTTAATATTAAAGGATTTGAATAGTGAAAACATTTGAAAGGATAATTTTTATTGCAGAAACTGAATACAAAGACAAGTCGTTTACAGATTTTGAAATGTCTAAAAAATTTGGTGTTTCTGCTAATTTAATGGCTATGTGGTTACACTCTTTAGTAAGGAAGGGAGAGTTAAACCACACCGTAAAATCAAGCTGGAACGGCAGTAATTAAAGCAATTATTTAAACGACACTACACTTTATTACATATAAAATGACATTCAAAGAAATAAAGAAAGCCTTAAACCTCAATGATTTGCAAATCGCTGAGGCTTTCGGCTATAAAAACGCCAATAGTTACCGTAATGCTAAAGATGGTAAGAAGCGACTTGAAAAGGGCTTAGAATGGTTCTATCAAGTGGCTTTACAAAAGCCAAAAAGCGAGGGCAAAGAAAAATAAAGACCTTATTATTTAGTATTTTTGCTAAATGGCTACAAAAAGAATTGAACGTGCTGACATAGTTGCTCCAAATGCAATAAAATCAGTAACAGAGGAAACTAAAATTTTAATTGCTGAACTTGAAAAGTTATTAAAAGTTCAGAAAGAAATGGTCAAAACAAACGCCTTTAAGAACTCTAAAGACGTAAAGAAGTTTAATGATGACCTTACTGTAGCAAAATCAACCACAAAAGCATTAGAAACAGCGCAGAAACAACTAAAGAAATCAACCGAAGAAGAAGCAAAAGCCAAGATAATACAGGCAAATGCTACTAAAAAACAAAAGCAAGAACTTCAGGACTTAATAATTCAAGAAGATAAACAAGCTGGCACGCTTCAGAAACTTGCAGCAAACAGCAGAACACTAAGAAGAGAAAGAGAAGGTCTAAATTTAAACACTAAAAAAGGCGCAGATAGACTGAAAGAAATTAATATTCAATTGGATAAAAACAATTTGAAGGTTAAGAAAAACTCTGATGCCTTAAAAAAGCAAAAGTTAAACGTAGGAAATTATTCCAAAGGAGTGCAGGAGGGAATAACAGCGACAGGTCTATTTTCAAGACAGCTTTTTATATTGCAAAAAATTCAAGCGGTAGTTTCTTTACTTACAAAAAAACAAGCTGCTGAAACAGCAGCATTAGCCACAACACAAGTAGCAGCAGCAGGAGCAACAAATTTATTTACTAAGGGGTTGAAATTTCTTAAAATTGCCTTAATAAGTACGGGAATCGGTGCTATTGTAGTTGCAGTTGGTGCGCTTACAGCCGCCTTTTTCAGCACTCAAAGGGGAGCGGATGCCTTAACTAAAGTGATTACACCTTTAAAAGTTATTTTTGAAACTTTCGTAGGCTTTCTACAAGACACATCGTTTAAGGTTTTTGATAGATTAAAAAAGGCTATTGATGACCCTGCGAAAGCGTTTAAAGATTTAGGAAAGGCAATTGCAGACAATGTATTAAACAGGTTTGTAGCTATTGCTGAACTAGGTGGAGCAGTTGGAAAGGTCATTCAAGGAATAGTTGACAAAGATTTTAGTTTAATCGGTGAAGGTCTTGAAGATGCAGGAAATGCCACGTTAAAAGTTGTTACTGGAGTTGATGATATTGTTGGTTCGGTGTCTGAACTTGTTGAAGAAACTGGAAACGCTACTAATGCAGCTTTAGCGCAAGGAGATAAACTTGTTGCGATAGAAATAGAACTAGAAAGAATGAGAATCCGAAACACGGTTCCATTAGCAAAGCAAAACTTTCTTTATAAGGAGGCAGTAAAATTAGCCAATGACCAAAGTAAAACAGATGAGGAAAGAATTTTAAGTTTAATTAATGCAGAAAAAGCATTAGTAAAAGCTAACAATTTAAGGAATGAAGAAATTCAAAAAGAGTTAGAAATAGCGCAATTAAAAGCGAGTTTTAACGATACTGATAGAAAAGACCAGCTAGAAATTGAAAAAATTAAAGCAAGGTTATTTGAATCAGATACAGAATTTCAAAAGAAATCTGGAGCATTAACAAGTCTAAGAACTGGAATAGAAAAGAAAGCAATTAAAGAAATCGCAGACGCAAAAAAGAAAGCATTTGATGAAGAAAGAAAAAGAGAACAAGAGGCAAAAAAAGAATTAATTGATTTTAACCAAACTAAAGAAGATTTAGAGAATGAGTATACTGATAGCTTACTATCAGATAGGGATAGAGAATTAAACGCAGTACGCGATAAATATTTTACTATTATAGAAAAGGCTAAACAAAACGGTCAAGATGTTACAACATTACTTGCAGCCCAAAGAGCAGCAGAAGCAAAAGTTAACAAAAAATACGACGATATAGAAGAAGAGGCGGAAGCTAAAAGAAAAGCCAAGAAAGAAGCTGATAGAATAGAAGACATTGAGGAAATCGAAAAAGGAATTAACGCTGTTTCAGATGCAATGAGTAGAGCATCAGAAAAAAGATTAGCTGGTTTTGATAGAGAAACGGAAGAAAACGCCAAAGCTTTAGACCGTCAAGAACGTAGAGCGGAGCAAGGACTTGAAAACAATGCCGCAGCATTAAAAGCACAGCAAGATAAATTAGAAGCCCAAAAAGTAAGGGAACAAGAAGAACAAGAAAGAAGGCAGAAAATTTTAGCCTACTTTAATTTGGCGGCTGAATATGCAAAAGACGATGCAAACACAGCACCATTTAAGGCATTAGCTACAATTGGAGTAATGGAAGCGGTAACGGCTTTATTCGAGCAAGGAACGGACAAGGGCGTTGAAGCTGATATGTCAGGCAGCAAAGTAAGAAACACAGGCAAAGACGATTATTTAGGTCGAACCAAAAGCGGTAAGGCATTCTTGTTTGATGGTCGGGAGAAAATAATGGGCATCCAACATTCCGCAGCATTAACGGACTACACAAACCAACAAATTGTTGATATTGTGCAGAACAGCGAAAGAGGCGGTTTAACGGCTTCAATTGCTTTAAATGATAGTAGAATAGTTAGCCGATTAGATTCACTAGAAAAAGCGGTGCAAAATAGCAAGGTAAGCCTTCATATTGATGAAAATGCTTTTGTAACTCATACGCAATTTAGAAACGGAATGAAAAAAGTAAGTAAGTCGAAACCTAAACGATTATTTTAATGCAAGTAATTGACTATATAAATGGCGTAAAGGTTAATAATCCTGTTAACAATGACGATGTTTCGCTTGAAATTAACTTTCAACCTGGTGATAATGATGTTTCATTAAGTACTTTTTCATTTGAATGGGCTGAAAATGAAGCAAAAATATTAACGGACTACTTGAAAAATGGCGTTTCTGGTGGTAAGGGAATCACAATGGGGCTGCCTCATAAGAGGATAATCGTAGAAAACGGCAAAACATTAAATGTTCTGGATGGCTATATAGATTTAGCTTCAGCGCAATGGGATAGAGATTTCGTCACAGCGGACACAAAAGAAAGGGCAGGTCTTGAATGGGTGACTGAGGTGGCTGATGGAATAGACTTTCAAACGCTTTACCAAAAAGGCTTTTTAACCGATAATGATAAAGTTTTCGTTCCTTATGTGATTAGCAGCGTGCCAAATTATAAGGACATAATGATTACAACGCTTACACTTGTATCAATCGGTATCTGGATAAAGCAAAGCGTTAAGGAGATTACAGCCGAAGGTACAAAACTCTCCACTATAATTGACGCTTTGGGTGGTATTATTGGCTTGATTGCGGCTATAATTTACGCGATATTTTTAGTGATTTCAATTGTTAAATTAATACTTGATTTAGTTGCATTGGTAATTAGTAGGGTAAAATACGCAGCATCAATGAGCGTTAATAGACAAATCGAAGCGGCTTGCAACTATTTAGGACTAAAATATTCATGCGCAATATTACAGGACACGAATTTTAAACGGCTTCACATTATACCAGAAGCATTCGCGCCTCCAGTTACTCAGGCAGACGATAGAATAAAGGGTTACTTATTCGGTAATAAAATAGAGCAAACAGGTTATTATACTGGCACATTTGGGGATTTATTGAGACGAATTACAGGAATGTTTAATCTGAGAATTGTAAGCAGCGCAAAAGGCTTGGAACTCATACCAATGCTTAAACCTTTGACATCTGCAAACTTTACTATTCCTGACTATTATATGCCTCAATTCACAACCAATGCCAGCAATTTAGTTAGCAATTTGGAATTAAGATTTGAGACTGATATGGTTGACCTAAATACCATAGATAATTATAAGGGTACAATAATGCAAGCCCAATTATCGCACCCAAGACTTAGCAAAGCAGAGCGAAAACTTCAACTATTAAAGGGATTTAATCAAGTTTCTTTTGGTTTTAGTAGAGCAATAAGAAAAGAGAAATTAACACAACCAGAAGAGGCGGTGGATGCTTTGCTCGATGTAATTGGCGCAGTTGTAGGGGCTTTAATTAAGGCAGCTAATGCAGTTATCGGAATAGTAAATAAGATAATGGAAAAGCTTCGAAACGTTAAGAGGGTACTAGGCAGAATTGGAATTGATATAAAAGTAGACTTTGACCCAGTACCAACTTTAGATGACCCAAATTTAGGCGATATTATAGAGAACAGAATTGGAATGATGCTACTGGATAAAGACCAAATTGGAAACGCTAAAATCGTTTTGTTAAATGTTAATTCTGATATGAGGAAAACAAAAATAGCGGTAGATAATAACGCTCAATTAAATGCGCTTAATCTTTATAACGTATTCCATAAATCCAAATCATTTGCTCCAGGCAAAGAAAGCGCACAGAGATACATTTACAACGTGCCTAAAGTAGAGATGAATTTAAACGATGTCTTAACGGTTATGGACGAAGGAAATGTGAGGTTTAAGAACAAAATAATGGAGGTTGTTTCTTGTTCGTGGAATAGTGGAAGCAGATTAGCCGATTTTGTGGTGAAAGAAAGAAAAAACTACACAACTAATTTGGTTGAGACGTTAACCGAACCCGATGGAAATTAATTTTAATAATCGTACTTTCGTAAAATGGATATAGATTTCAAAGAATTAGCAAAAATTACTGAAGGACTTGGTGATATTGCTAAAAAATTAGAAAATCAGTTAAGCCGTAATATGGTAAAGCTAGAAAAAAAAGCAACTCCAGAGGAATTAGAGGAGGCACAAAAGGCTTTTGAAAGTTTTGAGATAACAAAAAAAACGGCACAGATGAAAGCTGATATGGACGAAATAGTAAAAAGTTTTAGATAATGCCAGGATACTTAGAATCATACAAGGCATACGAAGAGGAAACCACACCAGGTACAGGAATTGACTACCTAAAAGGTAACCTATTTCAAAAAATTACGCTAGATGTAATTGTCAGATTTCAAACGTGGTTTAATTGTAGCGTGGCAGAGACAGCAGAATTTGCGGACATTACAATGTTAACAGATGACTGGCTTTTCGATGCAAGCGGTAGATTTAGAGACTTTAGCGTAGGCGATGAATTA